AAGTCTCCGGTTCCCCTTTTACACCGCACCCACGCACCATCGAAAAGAAGGTAAGGTCTATACAAAGAGATTGAGCATGGTCCAGATCACTTGCGTGGTCTCTGGGTCATGCGCTGGGTAGTTTGGGGTTTGTTCTTCTTCTTCGTCAAGTTCGAGACAACTTGGAGGCCGGCTCCAGCAGCTGCTCCAATGGCAGCAGCCTCTGGGCCGACAATGGGGGTCAAAAATGTCCCGACAATCGGTGACACTTTGGCGAGGATTCCCGTGAGAACGTGAGCGACAGTACGAGCAAAATCACCACTTGCATTGTCGTGGACCTTGCAAGCAATGGGAATCTCATTAACAATCGCTGCGTACAATTGAAGAGCACGCACATCATAGGGAGCACTAGGAGTGGCCAAGGGGAGAAAAGCATCACAAGAACGTGGTGCCATCTCAGTGTAGCAGCGATGAACAACTTCCAAGGAAGTTTGCGCTGACAATCCCGAGAACAACGAGAAGGTACAATTGGTATTCGCGAAGACACTCTGGATGCACGAATTGACTTGATCAATTGGCCCCAGGCTAGCATGGTCCTCAAAAGAGGCAACCATGCACATGGGTCCAGCAGCATCAATACAATCCATCACAAGCACGCGTGACTCCGGCCTCCTCATGGGATTTTCCACACCATTAAATGTGATGTGGGCATACACCCCATCCTCCGCTCCCCACTTAAGAGCATTCGGGTATTCCATCGCCTCCTCTACATTCGCCGGAGGACACACAATACGCAGCATGTTCATGACACTAGCGCACTGGACTGCCCCAGCCTCAGTGCGCTCTTCATAAAGTGCGACGTCATTAGTGTTAGTCTGCGGGAACATACCAGACGTGACCGCTCCTTGTTTATACACATCGGCGGTTGTGTTGTGGACTTCAAACGCCTGTCCAATGATCCGACTACGTTTCCTGCTAGAACCGACGGGCAGAGCACGAAGAGCAGTGCTCTCTGCGGTCCCAGTCCAAGGGGTCCCCGATCCCGCTGGGAAGAATCTCGCACCAGCGACATCCTTCATCTTGGCAATCACCAAGGGTCCAGCAGCCATCGAGCCAGCAAAATCAAGTTCTTCCTGTTGGAAAACAGTGCCCTGGTTATCAGTGAAGTAAGGATCCATGACGTTCGGGAAGAGACCAGATTCGGTGAAGGAGGTATCAACATAAGACATGTTGAACACCAGCATGGACCACGTGTCTGTGTCTCCGACGCCTTCAGGAGCGCTCTGGTTGGAAGAACTGGTATACTTCTGGACAACAGTGAGCGACCCATCTGAATCAGGGTACCCGGAAAGATCATGCTGCAGATCATGAAACGTGTCGATGGACATTTTGAGCCAATCACGTCCCTCAGGCGAAATCACTTTTCGCCCCACAGCCATCTCGAGAATAGAAGAGAGTTCGTTGCGTGTGTTTGCGTTTCTACGCGCCATTTATTTGGTTGTTGGTGGGAGTTTTTAGGAATAGATTCCAATCCCGCCAACACACCGGCGGGAATCACCAACTCTCACCTATGGCACGGGGACATCTAAGGACGTCCCACGCCCAGGACCACCACGGAAAACATTGATAACAGTGCCTCAAAATTGTTGGGTGTGTTACGACACAAATGTCGTCCAACGAATTGAAATGGGCCTCAATGTCTATCTGGTCCTGCACACCAACACCCCACTTGGAGGCGACAAACAAACGTTGTCCAATAGTGGGCCCAGCAGATGCTAGATCAATGCACTTGTCAAGATTCGAAGTGCGCATCAACTGGTCTACCCACCAAGAATTCACGTCCATATAAGGGTCTGCGATCTTATGGCCTTTAGTGGCTCGCACAAGCCAAAGAGCATATGCACACACAATGGGACAGGTAGGGGTTTCGCATAAGAGTGAGAAAGCCTTCGCTCTAAGCAATTCCATCATAACCCTCTCTCCAGCGTGCATGAACCTGCTCATGGTCCATCCTGTGCGAACAAGGATCTTGATCGGGTCTCTCAAGTTCTGACTACAATCCTCAGAAAAGTAAAGCTGGCAAAATCCAGCGTCACCGACCCGATCAAACACATCCAGCTTGATCCGCATACCCAACGCCTCAAACACATTGTCAGCGGGAATGGGCCCACTGACACGAAACAACCCATC